AGCTTCGATGGCCCCGCGGTTGATCTGCTCGGCTTCGACAGCGTTGCCCTTATCGTTTCTACCGGCGCAGTAACCGGCGCCGGCGACATGACCGTCAAGCTTCAGGAAAGTGACACCACAACGGCCGGTGATTTTACGGACGTTGATCCCGATCACTTGCAGGGCGGCATTGCCGGAAGCCTTGTTGCCAATTCCACGGCAAAGGTCGGCTATCGCGGCTTCAAGCGATACCTGCGGGCTGTCCTGACGCTTAACAGCGGAACCAGCGTCACGGTCGGCGCGATCTTCGCGCTCGGCGGCGCTGCTGAAAAGCCGGTGGCCTGACATGCCCTCACGCGCTCCTTCTGTCTGCGGTCACTGCGGCAAGGCTCACGCCTCGGGCGAAAGCTGCGCCGCCGTGGCTCGCATGACAAGGGAGCGCAAGGCGCGTTTCGACCAGAAGCGACCGACAGCCCGCGCACGCGGGTATGACAGCAACTGGGAGCGAGAGGCGAAAGTCTATCTGTCCCGGCCGGAAAACCAGTTCTGCCAGTGCGGCGCAAAGGCCGTTGTGGTGCGTCACGTCAAGAGTATCCGCCTTCGCCCAGAACTGCGCATGGATCAATCAAACTGGCGTCCCGGTTGCCAGCGCTGCAATGCGCTCGATGCTGCCGAAGATCGCCGCAACTCCCAAAGGAAACCGAAATGACGATTTACGCGTCTGCTGGAGCCAAGCTTTATATCGGCACCACGAAAGAACAGAAGTCAGCGGATTTTGTGCTTGCCGATTTCTCGGCGGCCAATGCCGTGACATGGAAGGAAATCGGGGAGGTCGAAGCGCTCGGCTCTGTTGGCGACACCAGCGAAGCCGTCAACTTCACCGCCCTTTCCGACGCCCGCACCCGCACCCTGAAAGGCCCGCGCTCTGCTGGCACCATGGAGGTTGTCTGCGGTCTCGACGCCGAGGACGTGGGCCAGCAGGCAGCGATCGCCGCCGAAAAGACCATCCACGATTATGAATTCCGGATCGTCCTCAACGATGCGCCGGCTGGCGGTACGCCGTCTGAGCGGTATTTCATCGCCAAGGTCATGAGCCAGTCCGAACAGTTCGACCAGGCGAACAACGTCATGAAGCTGAATATCAGCCTCGGCGTAAACAGCAATGTGGTCAAAGTCGCACGGGACGAGGCATAATCCATGTTCTTTACCGCATCCGGCTCCACATTCGAAATCGGTTTCATTCGCTCTGACTGGCACGCACGGCAGGTTGTTGCATCCGATTTCGACGGCGAAGTGTGGACGCCGGTTGCGGGCTTAAGCAGCCTCGGGCGTATTTCGGGCGAATGGCAGGTGCAGGAAAATCTTATTCCTGGCGGCTTCGCTCCTGACCAACCCCAGATCCCGACAATCGATAAGGTGGCGCGGCCGGCGCTCTCCATGCAGATCGTTGCGGGCATCGTCGAGAATGATGCGGGGCAGGAAATGATGATGCTGGCTGAAGCCTCGGTGGACGCCTTTGCTTTTCGCCTGTCAACGCCAGACGGATCAAGGCGTCAATTCATCGCTCTCGTTGTTGCTGCCGACCAGACTTTTGACGAGGCGAATTCTGTTTTGTCCTGGTCGTTTTCTCTCAGGCTTCAATCCAATATCCAGCGGGGCGCATGATGATTATCTCTGTCGATCAGATCAAAGAGCAACTTAACATCGATGCCGCTGACAATTCGGATGATGCTCTGCTGTCTCGCAAGATCGGCGCGGCGCAGGATCATGTTGAGCGCCTGCTTGGCTTCAAGATCTCTGAGCGCTACGGCGGCGCAGATCAGGAAGCAATTCCCGCCGCGCTTATCGAGGCTGTCTCGCAGCTCGCCGCACACTGGTACGAAAACCGGGAGGCCTCCGTCATTGGTATGAGCGCAACAGCGCTCCCTTTCGGCGTGCAGGACATCATCCGTGAATACAGGGAATACAGCTTTGGATAACGATGGCGGCCTCTCCCGAATTCAGCAACGCATGATGGCGATACCGAAAGCGGTTCGTGATGGCGTCAGGCCCGCAATGGAGAGGGCGGCGAACGATATCGTTGCCATCGCCAAGACGCTTGTACCCGTCGATGACGGGGTGCTGCGGGATAGTATCGGCTGGACGTGGGGCAAGGCTCCCGCCGGCAGCATCGCCCTTGCAACAGCCGGATCGGGCGAACTGACTATCACGATCTTCGCCGGTAACGATGAGGCCTTCTACGCTCGATTTGTTGAGTTCGGCACCGCCGGCGGCGTTCTTGGCCAGCGTCGCGAAAGCGGAAAGAAGGGCAAGGGCAAGAAGTTCGCAAGAACACATCCCGGTTCCTCGGCGCAGCCATTCTTTTATCCGGCCTACCGCTTGGGCAAAAAGCGGGCTGTCAGCCAGATCAAGCGCGCCATATCCAAATCCGTCCGCGATAACTGGGGAAGCCGCAAATGAGCGTTGAGCTTGCTATTCAGATCGCACTGCGCGCCCGCTTTATCGCCACGCCCGATATCGTCAACCTCGTTCCGGCAAACCATATCGTTGACAGATCAAGCGTCCCGCCGCTCGACCCGTCTATCGTGCTGGGTGAGGCTCAAACTCTGGATGAGGGCGCGAGCATGCAGCGCGACCGCCTTCGCATTTATTCGACCATCCATCTCTGGAAGGTGGAAGAAAGCTTTTCGACAATCCGACAGATCGGCTGGGGTATTCGCACGGCAATCCGTGGCGGTCGCCTCGACCTCGGTACTGGCTTCCAATGTGCGGATTGCCTCGTCGCCTCGCAACGCAACCTGCGAGATCCGGACGGACGCACCTCGCACGGCGTCGTCACCATCGAAACGCTTGTGAAGGTGCTGGCATGAGATCCGGAAAGCTCGACTCCAAGATCAAGCTGCAAACATCCACGCACATTGTCCGCGAAGACGGCGTTCCAATCATGACGTGGACCGATTTTGCTACTGTACGCGCCGAGATACTCCAGTCCGGCACAGAACAATTCTATCGCGCCTACGGCTCGGTGGAAGAAGGACAGACAATTTTCCGCATCCGGCATTTGTCAGGCCTCAACACCTCGATGCGGATCATCTTTGAAGACCGGAACTACGACATCCGGAAGATCAACGAGATCCGGCGCAAACGCGGCTACGAGATTACGGCGGTGGCGATATGAGTACACGCGGACGGAAAGCGGAATTGCGGGTTATCGAGGGCGGTGCGGTGGAAGCCGTACCGGAAATCGTGCCGGCGCATATACCGGCTGATATGCATTCCGAGTGGCACACCGTTGTCGAGGATCTGAAACAGCGCCGCGTCCTGACGGAAGCGATGATGGGCAGCGTCAACGCTTATGTGATGGCGATGTACAATGCCCGCATCGCTCAAGCCGAGATCGACAAGCACGGCGTTCTTATCCCGGATGCAAAAGGCGTCCAGAAGAAAAACCCGGCCATCGGCTTCCTCGGGAAATCCCAATCCGAAATCCTTCGGCTTTCTGCCGAACTCGGCCTTACGCCAGCATCGTCTTCCCGCTCCAAAATGAAGAGCGGCGGCGCTGACAAGGAAGAGGAACCGGACCTGTTCAATGGCAAATCTCTCTTGGATTTTTGACGATAGCTCGATTGATGACCCTTTCGGATATGGCGAAAGAGCGGTGCAGTTCCTTCGGCTTTTGCGTCATCCTAAGTCGACATTGCCGGAACAAGCCTTCCAGCTAGACCCATGGCAGGAACGCATCGTGCGCCGCATCTATGGCCCGCGTCATCCTGACGGCCGGCGCATCGTCCGCACCGTCGCCATGATGCTACCGCGCGGAAATCGCAAGACCTCGCTGGGTGCGGCGCTGGCGCTGCTGCACACCATCGGCCCGGAGAACCTGCCCGGTGGCGAATGCATGGTGGCGGCCTCGGATCGGTCGCAGGCGCGTATCGCCTACAATGAGGCCTACAGCATCATCGAAACTGGTGGCTGGCGTGATCGCCTGCACCTGGTTGATTCCAAGAACAAGATTGCCAACCGCAAGACGGGCGCGTTCTTCGAGGCGGCCAGCGCCGATGCGCGGGTTGCGCACGGTCATACGCCTGTCTTCGCCCTGGTGGACGAGATCCACGCATGGCCGAAACGTGACCTCTGGGATGCCATCGAAACCGGCCTTGCCAAAACCCCGAACACCCTGCTGATGGTCATCAGCACGGCGGGGCGCGGCTCCGAAAACCTCGCATTTGAATTTTTCGACTATGCCCGCAAAGTGGCGCGTGGTGAGATCGAGGACGAAACCGTCCTGCCTATCTTGTTCGAAACCCCGCGTGACGCCGACTGGGAAGACGAGCAGGTATGGTTCGAAGCAAATCCCGGCCTCACACTCGGCTATCCTGACATTGAGGGCCTTCGGGTGCTGGCGCGGCAGGCCAGAGAGATCCCGTCGCGGCGTGCCGCCTTTCAGCAACTGCATCTAAACATGTGGCTCGATGGCTCGGCCGATCCATTCGTTGACATGCAGGTCTACGACGAGGGCAATTTTCCGGTTGATCTTGAGGATCTGGAAAATGAACCTTGCTGGCTCGGCGTTGACCTTTCATCGACAAACGACCTTACCGCTGTTGTTGCCTGCTGGGGTGATGGTGAGAGCGGTTATATCGTCCATCCTTGGTTCTTCTGCCCTGAGGACAATCTGCGAGCGCGTGAGGACCGAGATAAGGTCCCCTACGTGCGATGGGCCGATGATGAATACATCATTCCCACGCCGGGTAACGTGGTGGATTTCCGTTATATCGAGGATCATATCCGCGAACTTTGCGCTCGCTTCGATGTGCGGGAAATCGCCTTCGACCCACACCTTGCCCGCAATACGCTGAACACTCTTCTTGAAGAGGGATTGCCCGCCGTCGAGATGCGGCAGGGCTGGGTGACGATGGCGCCAGCCGTCAAGGAACTGGAGCGCGCCATTATCG